ACAATGTATTTCTGGATTAGCATTTTAATTAAGCTGTCAACAACGCTTTTGGCCATTGACTTTATAGCATCGGCAAAGTTGGCAGCGCCTGTAATGCCAGCCGTTAGAGCGTCTGTAAGGCCGTTTAAGGCGTTTGTAGTAAATGACTGAACTATCTCGTCAGTGTCTTTTACTGTAGTTCTCCAATCTTTAAATGCCTGCTGTACGTTGCTGAGACCCTCTTCAGTAGGCCCAAATATATTGCCTTTGCCGTCTTGCCCACCAATCGCATCACGCAGCTCTAGTATTTGCTTAATAGTGTCATCAAAAAACTCACCAAGCCCATTTTTAATCAAAGGCTCTTGCATTTCTTTTAGCTTTTCGTCGGCTAAAATGACTTGATACATTAAGTCTTCTATTTTGTCTTGCTTGTCGCCTAGACCTTCGCCCAACAAAACATCAGCAATGCTTGGCATTCCTCCAGCATCAAGCGCAGATATTTCGCCAGCAAGCTCTGATATTTCTTTCTTGAACCTAGCGATTTTATTTTCTTGCGATTTAATTTCAAAAGCATCAAACATACTGTTAGCTTTATTAACGAACCCTGAGATTGCCTCTAAACCCATATCCAAAGCAGAAATGATATTAGCGATGGATTGTAAGAACCCGCGAGCCAAAGACTGCGCCCACTTTTCGACACCGCCTTCATCTTTAGCTATTTCTTGGAAAAACTTAGTAATTTTTTCGGTAACTGCTTGGATGGCAGGGGCAAGCGCAGCGACAAATTGATCTTTAACGCCTTTTGCTAGGCTTCTAAGTTTAGTAAGGGAATCAACTGTATCTTCAACGCCTTTGGCAGCAGTGCTGGACATAGTTAGGCCAAGCAACTTAGCCTCGCCCAACATAGCTTTAAGGCCATCGCTACCTTGCGACAAAGTGTTTACAAGTGCTGCGCCTTCTGAGTCAAACAGCTTAAAGGCTAGACGTAACCTGTCAGACTCACTACTAACATTTTGGAAAGCATCAGCCAAAACAATCATGCGCTGGTCTAACGGCATTCTGTTTAATTCTTTAGCATTAATTCCTAGCTCTTTGATTGCCCCTTTAGCTTCACCAGTACCTTTAGCGGCTTCAGCAGTTCTTCGCGTAAACCTTTGCAGGGCCATATCCATCGTTTGAGTAGCCACGCCAGTAAGGTCAGCCGCATATCTTAATGCGCCCAAAGCCTCAGTTGTTGTGCCTATTTTTGCAGCGGTCTTTGCTAGGGAGTCTGTGGCGTTTAGGGATGATCTAACTAACAAACCAAAACCAGCAGCACCAGCAACGCCAACCAGTGCAGTTCTTAGGCTAAACACAGAGCCAGCTATTGCCTTCAATCCATTAGCAGCAGAACCAAAACCTTTCTTGGTTTTATCAAATGCCCTAATCGTGATGTTTACATTTTCAGCCATTGTTCTCACTCATTATCTGGAAGTAGGCCAACCACTCGTTGAAGTGACTGACAGGCATTTGCTCTGCTTCTTCTATGCTCATGTGAAGGCGGTCAGCCAAGGAAAGCAGATTCATCCTCGACTGATCGCTTCTCAGTTTCCCTCAGCCGCCTCTACTGACTCGATCTGTGCAAACATCTGATTTGCGATTTCACTAATTACGTTAGTTTCTTCGCCCATCAAATCAATGCGATCCTCAGCAGACGTAAATAGCTTGTTGCCGCCCTCGTCTTCTGCCTTCATAACGATCAAGTCTACCATAGCGCCAACTGTGGTATTGTTCAGGAAGTTGGGGTGCTTCTTCTGCAACTGATCTAAGTCATAGCAGGTAATACTCCTGCAATACAACTTGAATGCTCCAGATTCGTCACCCCATTCTGGCACCTGTACCTCTCGCGCCTCAACCTTCCTTCTGTTGCGTAACTCTTTAGCTAATCCCATGGTTTAATCCCCTTATGCTGTTGCTTCAGTTATTGCTCCGCTGCACTGGATAGAGAAGCTGGCTTCTACCATGCCATCAAAAGAGCCAGTAATTGAACGAGAAGTAACAATACCGCCACCAGTAAAGTAAGATTCGCCACTGCCAGTACCTGTTGGATAGATTTCAAAGTCTACCGCAGCACGTTCGTCTAGGACAAGTTGCTGTGCGTCAGCCTCATCCCAGTAGCACTCAATAGTGACAGTATTAGTTTTTAAACCTTGCTTGTAAGATCGCGAAGTATCGCCCATTACACTATCTTCAATGGTATCTGCTGAACCATCGAACGTGAACGAACGAACCTCACCCACAACGGCCACAGAGCCGCCAGAAGCTGCGATTTTTACAACACCAGATGCGCCTGTTTTAGTCGCCATGATTATTACCTCTAATTAAAGTTAAGTTGTGCCGCGAGTGTACTGATACATCACACGAACTGTAATAATGACCCCACCATAGGGATCAATAGAACCTTCATCAATCTCGATTAGCGTTATCTGCGTATCTAAGGCATAACCCCCGCGCAGTCTATCTACATCAAGACCCTCTTCTATAGCCTCTATTATGTTGTTCCTAGCCGAATCGATAATTGACCCTTTAACATAACAGATAAGCTCAAAATCTATTGTAGCCATGCGCTGGGTGATCGACCCACCGATGCTGCTATCTTCTCTATCCTCACCTGCACTGCGTACAAGTATAGCTGGAAACTGCTGCGCTGATAACTTAGTAAAATCAAAAGGCTCACGGGTGACATACTTAATATCAACAGGCGACTTTACCGCCTTTAAGGTAGCCACTAAGTTGTTTGCGATGTTCTCTCTCACACTCATTTCAACGCCCTAAAGAATACTTCGCCCAGTTGCTTCTCTTCCCGCTTGTTAAAACCAAAAAACGGCCTAGACTTATTGTTCATTGCCGCCTTTTTAGACTCAGTAGCGCGGGTAAAAAATATTTCAGCCTTTTTACTGCTTGCTTTTGATGTCATCGAACTTAACATCTGACCTGTAAACTGCAAATCAGGATTGGTGCTTCTGCCTCTACTAGCCCTAAATGCAGCATATACGGGCGTATACTTCTTGAACTTTCCACCCTTGAAGCCAACACCTTTACTGGTTCTAGCCTCAATGATATTAATACCAGCCTGAGCAGTAATCGACAAAGCCCTTTTAACGCTTGCTGATAGTGCTTTGCCTTTTTTGCCAATACGCTTTGCAACGTCTTTGGCATTGGTGTCAATCTTTACATCCATTATCTATCTAGCCGCTGACCGACTGGCTGCTTTTCGTCTAGCTTAATATTACCGTCACCATCTGCATCGTACTCAACGCCATCAGCTAATACGGCCTCCAACTCTTCGCCATATCGTGCTTTGTAAAAGTCGATCATGTTTCCGAATCGGTCACCATCTACCCAGTTAGTTAACTGCGGCAAGACGTATCTATATAGCACCAAGTATGCGCTAGTCATAGTAAACTGTGAGCTAGTTAGCTTGCTGTTATCCATCTCACCAGCTATGCCCTTTCTGGGCCACCATTTGATCCTAAGCTCTCGCTCGATATCCAGCTTTGCTTTTGGATGTTCCGCAACAAAAGTCTCGATACCAAAATCAAGAATATCGGGAATCAGCTTTAATAAATCTGCATCGCTTGAATAAGCCATTACCATTTCACCTTGTCTGCCCAGTATGCCGCTGATGCTGTTTTATCTTTGCGGCCTCTTGCTATGTCTTTTGCGAACCTAGCCTTAAACGACCTGCGCTTGGCTTTGTCTGCTTCTGATTCGTTCTTGCGGGGTGGCTTATTGTCTGCACCCTTCTGACCGAATCTAATTAGCTTTATCTTGTCGCCTTCTTTAGCAAGTACAGCGTGGCTCTTGCTGTCATGCTTGGGGGTGCGCTTGGGCTTGTTGTAGCCCTCAAACCTTTCACCGCGATAAGTTATAGCCATATAAACCTCTAATAAAAGCCCCCTCCGAAAAGGGGGCGATTAGTCTTACAGTGCAGCGTCAGACAGAATCTCAACACCGAATGCATCGTCAAGCTCGGCTACGCCATATACAGCAGTGGCGTTAAGCTCAAATGCACGGAGGGACTCATCACGCTGTGGAGCAATGTTAAAGTCACGCTTCATAGCGATCATCAGAGCTTCAGGAGCAAATACAGCACCCTTAGCATCGTCATTGCCGTCAACAGTGATGTTGGCAGATTCATATACATTAATGCCAGCGATAGTACCTACATAACCGTTACGCATTGCTTCGTTCTGCAAGTCGCCACCGTTGGGGTTAGCAAAGGTGTTAGTTAGGTTAGCTTTCAGCTGATACGCTTGGAAAGGATGTACTACAGCATTGATAGTGCCAGTAATCTTGTTAGCGCGTAGAGTTGCAGCAGCCTTAAACAGGTCAGCAACAGTAATCTCTGCACCAGCAGTACCGATAGAACC